CCCGTGCACTGCGGTTGACTCACCTGGCAGTGCTGGGTCAGAACCAAGGTAGATGCCAGCGTGATTCGGATGCTTGGTGCGCCCTACTTCCATGACAATCATGTCGCCGCGCTGCGGAGTACCGACACGCTCAAACCCTGCCGCCTCGTACGCCTGCTCGTACAGGCTCGGGCCGTCGGCCTGCTCCCACCATCCGTCCTCGCGCTTGAAGGCCTCAAACTCCAGCCCCCATTCACGCTTGTACCAGTCAGCGCAGACCTGCCAGCAGTCCCAGGCGCCGTGAACGAACGGACGCCCCAGCAGCGGCGTGTTGCCGGTAGGTACGACAGTTCGGAGATCGCCCTCTGGCCAGCTCAGAATATGCCACGGCAGCTCCGTCGCCTCACACATGGCCAGATCGCGCGGAGACGGCCGACTGGTAGCGTCTGGATGTGAATGAACGATGCCGATGATTTCGCCCAGGTCTTCAGCGGCGGCGTACTCCTCCGGGGCAATCCGGAATTCCTCGTTTGGCTCGATCGCAGTGTTGGCACACGGGATGTACTGCTGCTTCCGGCCAATGCTGATCAGCAGTCCGCAAGATTCGCGCGGATACTCGGCTGCTGCATGCACCTGCACAGCCTTGAGAATGTGTTTCAGCATCGTCAGCTCCGGGCGATCAGGGAAACGGCTGGGAACCCGCCAAACGGGAGTTCGTTGTTCGCTCCCCAGCGCGGCTCGCAGCCAGTGGTGAGCAGGCCGTTGCATTCGTCCAGTTCGGGGTTGTCGGTCGGGTTGCCGTCTTTGTCGAAGTAAGGCCCGGTGTAGCCGCAGTTTGAACCGCGATATCCGCCAGTGAGGCACCAATGGCACAGCGTGGTCATCTGCCGCCCAATGCTCTCGCCGCCGACGTCGCCCGGACTCGCCAGCTCCCACGTAACGGTCTCGCCGTCCTCGTTGGTCTTCTGGTCCAGATACCAGACCTCAATGGACTCCTGCGTCGGATCGGCTTCGGCGTTACCACTTGGGAAGTTCTCGGCATCCAAATATCGACCGAGCGTGTGCCGCATGGTCAGTTTGAACTCCAGCAGATCCTCAAACGCCAGACAGAGCGCGGTGATGCGCCCATTCACGTTGCCGACTGACAACGTTGGCCGGACAGCGGTACCGTCGCCATTCGTCTCTATGCCCTCGATCTGCATAGGCCAGGCACCATACTCCTTGCCCTGCCAGAAGATTGCTTTCGCAGGTAACTGGTCCGCATCGACGCCAGCGGCCAGCAACTCCTCCGGCGTGTGCGGGATGGCATGGCCGTGGAAACGAAGGATGTCGGCGCCGTAATCGCTACCATCCAGTTCGAACAGCAGCACCTCGCTACCCGGCTCCAGCTTCTGGAAGTCATTAATCAGAGGCACTGCCGACTCCTTGAGGGTGGAAAGCTTGGTTGAAGGTGGCGGTCAGCTTGAACTGACCACCGCCGATTGGAGTTGGAACCGGCTTCTCGCAGGTATAGAGGCCCAGAACGCCAAGCGGTGTGGTCCAGAGGAAGGCTTTCGCACCGGCGTGGCGATCAAAGAACGCCATGATCTCCAGCACTTTTGCCTTTGTGCCGGTGTAGGTGATCGGGTACGAGCCTTCCTTGTTGTTCGGACCGTCCGCGACAATCTGCTTGTAGCCGTCACCAAATTGAGAGGTTCGCGTCCGATAAGTGATATCGGGCGAATCGCCCGTCTGGGTTGGCCAGGTGAATGTCTCGATCGCCATCAGGTCCTCCTTGTATTGCGGAAACTCACTCCGCCGGGCCGCCATGAGGCGGCAATGGCTCTTTCCGCAGCCTGGTTCATCTGCTCCTGCATGTTCCGTTGGAGCGCGATCTGATCCAGTTCCAGCCCATCAGAGCTACGGTCTTCTACCGCGATACTCACCGGGGCGTTGATCTGCACATTCGAGCCACCGCCACCGATTGACCGGATACCCAATGCACCAGTGCTCGTACGGGCCAGAGGAACAATGGCCTCAGGACCGGCCTCACCCATAACGCCAGTCTGGCCGCCAGCCATGCCAAACGCGGTCGGCGAGGTGACAACGCTATTGGTGAATGCCGCGCCATTGGCGAACATCTGCACGCCGTTGAGCCAAGCGCCGCCATCAGCCTGGGCCGCTGCCCAGCTTTGGTAAGCAGAACCGGTGTAACCCGCTTGAGTGGAACCTGCCGACGTAGCAGACGAACCGCCTGAGAAGTAGCTCAGGCCCGCCCCGAAAAGAGAACTGAGCAGCGACGATGAAGCCTGCCGAGTAGCAATCCTTGCCATGTCGGCCAGGATCGACTTGGCAAAGTCAGAGAACGACAGCTTTCCGGTCAGCGCGAAGTTGACGATCGCGTCTTCCATAGAGCTGAACGCGTTGGTGAACAGGCTTTTTGTCTGGCCTGCAACGTCTCGCGCTGAGTCCAGGTAGTTCTGGAATGCCGAGGACGCTCCGTTTCTCCAGTTGGATTGCGCTGAGGATATCTTGTCGTAGTTGGATAGAACCGTGTCGCGATACTTGTCTTCGGCTACGGATAGTGATGCAAGATCTTTCTCGTAATCTTCTTGACTGTATTTGTCAGGCGCGGTCTTGCGCCTATCCAAAAGCTTGGCTCGTTCGTCATTGAATTTATCCGTTGCTGAGTCAAGACTTCCTTGCAAGCCCTGCTGCCTGTCGCTTAATCCAATCGATGCGGCGGCGCGATCACCTTGCGAGCTCAGTGCTGCACGCTGCCTCTCCAGCTGCGCGACATAGGCCTCAGACGCTGCCTTAGCTTTGTTGAGTCGCCCCTGCTCATTGGTCGCCAGCACTTCCAGCTGGCTGTCGGCATCCTTCTGAGCCTTGACCATGCTAGTGCGCGCATCGGCGATCTTCTGGTCAAGCTGAATGCGCTGCTGGGCCGAGGTAGACGATTTATCCCGCGTAGCCTCCAATGCCGAAATCTCGGCTTGGTATGCACTGGTGACCTCTTCCTTCTCAGCCTGAATCAGCGCCGCACGCTGTGCCGCGTAAGACTCCTGCGAGATGATCCCGGCCTTCTGCTGGGCCTCCAGTTCCTTCTGGCTGTTGCTGTATGCGGCCGTGATGCTTTTCAGCTGGTTCTGAACATCATTGACGCTGCTGAGGTCCATTTGATTGGCTGGGCCGGCCAGCTTCTTCTCGTAGGACTTGCGAATATCGCTGATTCGCTGCTCGATCTCGACCTGAGAACGTCCAGCGCTGAGCCCGTTTTGCCGGGCTTCGGCGATCTCCTTTTCCATCTTTTGCTGAGCGGTCAGGTATTTCTGACCGTCATTTTGCCACTTGTCCTCATCGGCAATCTGCTGACGACGGCTTGATTGCTCCTGACCCACCAGTACGGCCTTTTGCTGCTGCAGGTCCACGGCCTTCTGCGCCGCAGCGATCTGCTGCTGGTAATAGGCCACCAGCTTCTGATCGCCGAGTTCCTGAGCATCCTGTAACTGGCCCTGAAGAACCTGCAATCGGAACAGTTCAGGACTTGCCTGAAGCCCGGTCTTGATCTCGTTCCAGGCGCTGGAAATACTCTTCTGTACCTCGCCCCAGGCCTTTGCCAAACCGCGAGTGGATGCCTCCATCTCCTTGTTGCGCTGGGTCATCTCGTCAGCGAGAGCGGTCGACAGGATCTTGATCGCACCCATGCGATCGCCCTGCTCTTCGAGCGCGCGGATCTGGTCGTAGGTGGATTGGGTGATGACGCCGTATTTGTTGCTGTACTCGACGGCAAGGTCAGTGACTTTGCCCTTGGTCGAAGACAGTTGGTCGGCGATATCCGCTGCGCTCTGTCCTGTTGCGGCTGCCGTTTCAGTAGCGGCGCGCGCAACCTCTTCGAAAACCTCACCGGTCAGACGGCCATTTTGCGCCAGTGCAAGGACCGCGGCGCCAGCCTCGGAGAAGTTCTTGCCGTTCGCCAGCGCCGTCGACAGGGCCGACAGTTGATCGGCGGTGCGCCCGGCTACGCCGCCAGTGCTGACCACCGCCTTGTTGTACTCGTTGAATTGCGACTGAGCCGAAACAAGAGCTGCAGTCAACAGGCCGACTACGCTGGCGGCAACAGTGAAAGGGTTGACCAGACCAACGACGTAGCCGCCGAGGGCCTTCGCCGCCGGGCCTATCCCGCCGAACATATCCTTGAGCTGGCCGCCCTGCTGGAGCAGCACAGTCAGCGGAGCCTGGCCGCCTTGAAGCGATACGGCGATGTCGGTGAACTGAGCCGGAACACCGCGCAGGGCCGCTGCGGTCTGCTTGGCGGTGTTTCCCGTCCGGGCAAGTGAATCATCGAACTTGGTCAGGTTGTTGCGTGATTGATCAATCTTTGCCTGGTATTCGCTGAAAGTGGACGCATCAAGTGCGCCCAGCTTCCTCTGCTTCGACAGCTTCGACTCAAGTTCATCGAGTCGACCCAAGGCCTTCACCGTCGGGTCGATCTCGCCTAGCAGGTCAGCAAGTTCGTCGCGCTGGTTCTTGATGGCCTTGGACGCTTTGTCCGCGCCCTTGGCAACGCCGTCGGCCGCCTTCTCTGCTCGCGCGCCCGCGGCGGTCAGCTTGTCGAGGTCGGAGCTCGCCTGCGCGGCATCGGTCGAATCGACCTTGATCCCGAGTTCAGCAATCGATGGCATGCTCGCTCCGCTATTTCGATTCGCTCATGACGAGCAAGGCCTCAGCCTCCATGACCCGCAGGTCTTGGAAGGCTTCGGTGATTTCTTTGCGCTTCATGCCGAGCATGGAGCCGGTTGGGGGAATCGCGGTGTAGTCGAGGCCGATCGCGCCGCCCATCCCCACGCGCCACTGCGTGGACATGGCCTCAAATAGCTTGAAGGCGGGCCAGAGGTCAGGCAGCACATCGTGCTCAACGTCCGGAATGTCAGCTTTGGTCATGCCGAATGCAGCCAGGTCAGCGTCCGACGGCCCAGACTCGTACAGAATCCGCGCCGTCGAAATCAGTTTCCCAAGCGAGCTGGCTGATAGGCGCCCTGGTAGGCATCCAGCACGGCCTGAGGCGCACCCACGCAGGTAGTGACCAGCGCGGTGATGGCTTCATCGTCAAATTTGTCGTCGAAGCCC